GCGCCAAGTTGCAGATCTGCACCTCGGAGAACGCTGGCTCCGCCTGCAAGCTCTCCCACGCCTCGAACAAACTCTTGCCCAAGTTGTTCATGCCGACGCCGCTGTAGCGGATGTATTCGGTGCGACCGTTGTCCTGCTCGAAGTTGGTCGCGACGCTACTTAGCTCGACGTATCGGCTGTGTGGATCTTCGTCGGCGACCGCCTTGATAATCGTGTTCACGTCCGCCGCACTAGTGCGCAGCACCGCGTCGCCGTCCATGTTGGTCGGGGTGGTATGCTTCTCGCGAATCAACGCTTGGACGAAGGGAATGCGCTCCGAAGACTTAGTCGACAGGCCGGCGCTGACCACCGCGGCGCGGATGTCTTTCTTGAGTTGGCGCAGGTTCGCCTTGTAGTTCTCAGACAAGGTCGTGGACTTGGCCTCCTCTTCGCCCTGCAGCCACGTAATCAGCTCGACCTCGCCGGTGTCGCCCTGCTCGTCGAGCGCACGCTTGACGCCAGCCAAGACGGCCTCGAGTCGCGCGAAGCAACTATCGGGCTCACCTTTGCTCCAGCTGATCTGCCGCGCGGGATCGTAGTGCCCAAACCCCGTCCCGGTCTCGGTGCCAATCTCTCGGTGTTGGATTGTCGAGCCGGGGAACGCGCAGTTGATGTGCAGGATCGACTCTCCGTAGAACGTGGACATTCGCAACGCGGTCGTGATGCCGCTGCTGATCTCTACGCCGGGACGACGTCGTGGACCTCGGTCGTGCTGATACACCTCCGGGATGCTGTACTGGCCCGGATAGTTGAAGCCTGGAGGGAAGGGGTTGTCTTTGCCCAGCGCGTCGACGCACACCATGAAGTGCGAGCCCGTTTCGGTGACTGTGGTTTCGTGCGTGACCGCGGTCCCCCCGTATGTCTCGCTGTATGTGAACGCGACAGTCGTAGCTGTGCCCGCGGAGTCGTCTCCCTGCGTCACTGCGTAGCTGACGATGAAGTAGGTCTTGCCTGGCGTCAGCCCGTTGGGCAGCACGCCTGTCGTAAAGAACTGGACCGCGGCGTTGGTGTAGAACTCGGCGATAGCGGCATCGCCGGTGACGGTGTTGGTCGACCCTAGCGTTACGCCATACGGCCGCCCCTGGCCGGCGCTGCGGCCCTCAAACGGTGACCATGGTAGGATCTTGCAGAACTGATCGAACGGGACGTCAGAGCCGCTCACAGGCGGCGGCTCGATGACGAACTTGTCGCCCTCTTGAGGAACTGCGGGCCAAGTCCCGTTGTGATGCAACTTGGAGACGGTCGCGCTTCCAGTCTCGTCGAGCTCGACGTGCTTCAGCATTACCGACTTGCCGACGTTGGCTGTGCTGGCCGTAGCCGCGCTCGAGCAGCGCAGCTGCAAGCCGTTGAAGTAGCCAGCAAACTGCGAGAGCCGGTTGAACTTGTGAACCCTTTCGACGATGGCTTCGCCGCTGCTGTAGGCAAGGTCCTCGCCTCCTACCTCGTCGCTGACGTAAAAACTGCAGTGACTCTCAGGCCGCGTGATGGTGCATACGCCTGAGCCGCTGCCGCTCAGGGTGACAACAATCCCGCCGAGCTGCGCGAGCTTGTTAGTCGGCAACCCGGTTGGCGTGACAGTTGTGCCGGTGGCGCTCCCCTCGGCTAAAGTCACTGTCGTCGTTGTAGTCGCTTTGACGAAGTAGGTCGTGCTCTGCGTGAAGCCGCCCGGCGTGTCGTCGTCGGTCGTGAACTTGACCTGCTGGCCAACGACAAACGTGTGCGCGCCTTGCAGTACTTTGATCGCTGCAACGCCAACTTCTGGCACTAGTCGTACTGGCCTAGCGTCCATCAACTGAAACTGAGAGGGCTGCCCGCTGACTTGCTTAACGAAGTAGCTTGTGCCGTTGGTAATACCCGTCGGCGGCGTGCCGCCGGAGAATACGATCTCTTCACCGTCCGTCAGCATGTGCGCGGCTGACGCGCTGCGCTGCAGCTTGTTGCCGGTCTCGACGGTTATGGTGCTGTTCCACGTTAGACTTTGCTGTTCACCAGCTTCGGCAACACGCGTCACGTAAAGTCGCGAGGCGTTTAGATCTCCGTGAGCTCGCAGATCAAAGTTTGCGAGTTTATTAGTGGGATCTCCGCTTTCAGTGTTGAGGTCGACCGCCGAGCCGTTGGGCGTAAGTGAAACCTTGAACGTAGTAGCTGTGGCATCACGAACGAATAGGTCTTGCCCATCGGTAAACTGCGAATTGAAAAGTGTTGATATTTTGACCCTCTGGCCGTCCACCAAGCCGTGCGCTCCATTTAGCGATCCCACGACAGCCGACGAATATGTGTCCGTCGATAGGTCATACTGAACTACTCGTTGACTGCCTTGCACGGTTCCAGTCAGAGCTTGGAAGTATTCGCTGACATTCTCCGTCAGCGCAATCGGCATGCCCGGCCTCACCTGCATGCCCGGCATGGTTAGCCGAAACTTCTGGGGGACATTGCTCGCCTGCATCTCAAACCCGATGCGAAGGTTTTTGGCGTCCTTGTTCGGATCCGACTCAAGAGAGCTGCCCCCATCGCGATTGCCGCCGTATTGACGGTTCAACACTAGCGAGCCCGTGGTCGACGACGCGTTGGCCATCAACAGCAGCTCGTGATCGAACACCTCGTTCTCTTCGGGCGCGGGATCTAGCGGAGGCTCTACGTTGAGCACAAAAGGCTTGCCCTCCGTCCGACTAATGACGCTGCCAGGGACTGCCGTGTGCGTGGTGTTCGTCCGGTGTCGCGTGATGGTCATCGGCAACACCTTGGCGACCTTGATCCCGACGACGTTGGGAGATCCCGTGATGGCATCACCGCTGGGATACTCCTGAACCATGAACTGATTACTGGTCAGGTTGGTCGAGAGCACCTTGTAGGCTCGATCGCCATAGAGCACGCCGTCGACGCCGCCTTCGGCACTGGTGCCAAACACCACGTAATCATCGGCTGCCAGTCCGTGATCGCTGGACGTTTCAAACAGGCCACCCGTCACAGAGCTTACGGAGCTCAACGTCTTCACGATGCCGCCGGCTTGGCCCAGCATGTCGGTCGTGATGCGGTGCGGAAGCTGGCTGCTGCCGCTTAGCCGGAAGCGGCCGGGGTAGTCCGACGTCGACGTGTCGTAGGTCAGGAACGTCGGGGTCGGGTTGTAGAACACCGCCTGCTTGACCATCTGCAGCGCGACGCCTGCGCAGTTGGCCGTCTGGAACTCGCCGATCTGCTCCGCACCCAGAGCGTCAGCCGTCCATCCACCGGGAAACGTCCCGGTCAGCTGGAACGTGTCTTTGTAGCTACCCTGCGCAAACGTAGGCCCGCCCGTCGTGCTGGGGTTCCGCAGCGCGTAGTAATCGTAGAGGGCTTCCCATCCCTGGATGTCGCCGACGGCCGCCGCGTTTTCCTGCCCCGCCTCGAGAAGAATGCGCACCTTGGCCATAGTCGTTTCCGTTGTCTACTGCTTCTTGTCTGTCTCCTGCTCCGTCTGCGGTGCAGACTTGCGCCGCCGGCGTCGTTTTACCGGCGGCGCAGCTGGAGCTTTATACTCCAGCGGTCGTGCCCAATCGGGCATGTCGCAACCGTCGGGAAGCGTGACGCACTGGCCAGGCCAGATGCGTTGGCCAGCGTGCCACGCTCTCGTTGTTGCAACTACCTGCATGCGTTACGCAAGCGTCGGAGCGCCGTCCGGGTAGGCGCGGATCGCCATTGGCTTCCGGGTCAGGAATGCGTTGATCTTGCAGTCGGCGGCTAGGTCTTGACCTGTTGGCTTAGCCGTCACGGCGAGGAACTGCTTGTATACCTCGCCCTCTTGCGGCAGCTGCACAGCAAGCAACACGTCGCCCTTGTTGGCGCTCGACGTCGTAACGTCGACGAATCGCGTCGCGTGCAGCTTGGCCTCGAGCACGTTGATGGTTGACGAGTCGTCACTCACAAGATTGATGACCAACGTGCAGGTGCCCGTCGCCGACTTGATGTCGGTGGCGGCCATCACGACAAAATACAGCGGCGTGCCGACACCGATGTCGCCGGGGACTGCCTTGCCCAGATCGAAGGACTTGCCCTCTTGGGTCTCCGTGCCAGCCGTGACCGCCAAGGTCTCGTCGTCACAGAAGTTACTAAACTCTTCGAGAATCATTGTATTGCCTCCAATTAGGTGATGGGTGCGGTGGTGTCTTCGTCGGTGGTCAGGTGATCCACCAGAAGAACCGGGAAGCCGTTAATGGTGTCGACCTCGCGGCCAGCCAGCTCGGCACGATCCAAAGTACTGGCAGCAGTGCCAGACTTGGCTTGAAGGCGCAAGAACTCCATGATGCCTTCGTTGCAGACGATGACGCGGTTATCGGTCATGCCGCGACGCGTGCGCGCCAACATCTTCGACAGGATGTCGTAGAGGTTGATTTCCGAGCTGCTGGGCGCAGCCTTTAGCTCGCTGAAGTCGACCTGAGCGCGCGCGCAGGTGCGCCAGTCGCGCAGGCTGATGCCACATGCCCAACGGTAGTGCGTCCGGTGCGCCTCGAAGCGACCGCCTGCAGAGCCGTCGGAGCTCGCGTCCTCGATGGTCACGATGCCCTTGTAGTCTTCCTTCAGGCCCATGGTGTAGCCCTTCGGGTAGAGGCCGTGCAGCGCCTGTGGGCCGAAGCCTAAGACGTAGAACGACGTGTCAGGCGTGGTGCCTTCCTTGATGATGTTGCGCGCGTTCTCGGCGGTCGTGTCGTTGTAGCGCGCAGCGATGCCGGTAAATGCCTCCGGCTCCGTGCCCTCGTCACCGTAGAAGAACGTCTCCATGAACTCGGTGTTCAGCCCTTGGATAAACGCCGCGTTCTCGCTGAGCAGCCAAGCGGCGCTGTTGCCGTTGGCTTCGACGAGGTCGACGTCGACTTCGGCATATGCGTGCATGATGCCAGTCGTGTCGCGAATCTGACGCGTCTCGCTCTTGGTCGGCTGGACGCCGCCGTAGAGCTTGCGCCAGGTCGGCGTGGGCAGCCCGGTGCGGATGGTGGTCTTGTGACCCTCTCCGTCGTTGCACTCGATGAACGGGATAACGTCCGCCAGCTCGTTTTCCTTGCGGATGAGCTCGATGATGTCCGCGATCCGTCCATCGCGGTCCAAGCGGTTGACGTAGTCCACCATCGTGGGGTGGCTAGTTGATGAAACACTCATGTGTCTTCTCTATCAATCGTTGAGGTCAACACCGGGAAAGTGGCTCTTTGCAGACCACTGTGGTTTCTCCCGGCTTTCGCCAGCGACGAAACGGCCGTCGCTGATCGCTCCACGGACTCGCTTCGCGAACCCCAGGATGGCTGGGTGGTTCACGAGTCCCCATTCGGTCAACAACTGCAACGCTTGACCATCGGGATCGAACGTGGCGAACGCCTGCTTGGCTTCCGTCAGCGACTGCTGCAGCTTGGCCCCGCCGATCTCGGGGTGCTGCCGTGTTTCGTTCGCCCACTGCTCCATCATTTGCGTGTGCAACTTTTGGTAGTGCTCAGTGAACGCAGGACCGACTTGGTCCAATACTTTTTGGGCCTGCTCGTTAGAGAGGCCCTGCTGTGCCGCTGCTTGGCCAAGAGCTTGCACCGGTGACGATGTCACGTCGACGTTTGTGCCCTCGGGGGCCGTAAACGTCCACGAGCTAGCGTCCTGCGGAACAGGCTCGTTCGATACCTCTGGCTGCGCCGAGGTGTCTTGACTCCCCTGTGTTGCCGTGTCCTCCGAGGTCACGGTGTCCAGCAGGCTCGTCGGGCTTTCAGCGGCGCTGCTGCCACCGTCTTCGGGGGCGGCCTGCGCGGCCAGTTCAATCGTTTCTTCAGACATACTGCTCCTGCAGTGCTTGCAAAACTAGATCGGGAGACAGCTGCATGGCTTCGAGCCACATGTCCACGGCACGGTCACGAAGGACGCACCTTTGCGCGTCGTTCTGAATGTGCGGCGACAACAGCGCGGGGCCGACGTCGTGCTGCCACCACTGCCGGCGGCCCCACTCAGTCTGCAGCAGCGACCGCAAGTCCTGCTTCCGCACATCGCGAACACGCTTGCGCGCGTCGCGTTGCTCCGTCTCTAGGACGTCTGCGTCGGCTGGCTCGTGGTCGATCACGGCCGCAGCCTACCGAATTACGCCGCACACGTAAATGAGCGGAAGCCGATGTATCGAGCGGTGTTAGAATCAGCCGGGACAACTGGTGCAGAGTCTGTGGCGATGGCGCGGCAGGCTGAGACCTGCCATACTGCACACGTCGAATTGTTCGACACCCGCCGCGCAGTAACTTGGGGCAGGCGCTGCGCGGCGGACTTTTGCTAGGGGCACAGAATCGATGAGGTCACACGATCACCGAGAGGTCTCAGGTCAGCTGATGGCCCTGATCAATCTACTGCAAGAAACTCGACAAGGTCGGCAAGGCTGGTGCTACGCCGCACTCAACGACGCTGGCACCTTGTTAAAACTAGGCGGGACCAAGAACTGCCCGATCTGCCGCGTCCAAGGTCTGCAGACTGTGCCCGGACTCAACAAAAGAGTCAGGATGAACTTGGTCGCGCTGGCGTGGTCCGAAGACTGGAAGATCCACGAGCAGCACCTGCTCAGAATCGATACGCCAATCTTTGGCGATGAATGGTTCCAACCCGGCCCGCACTACAAGTGCCAGAAGTCACTGGTCGAATACCTGTGCCACGAGGGATGGCTGAATGATGTCAGGGATGTGACTCTACAGTTGTCCCAGATGATCGCGGCGCAATGGGCCAGCGAACTCGAAGAGTCGTCCCGATCTACCACTTAGTGCGGTTGGCCCAATAGGCCGCCGACATCTTGCCCTTGGCGATGTTCTTGGCGTGGCGATCTTTGAACGCCTTGTTTCGCTTTGTGCCGTCAGGCGAGCCCTTCACGCCCTGCTGCCCGAACCGGATGACCTTGACCTGGTCGCCTTCCTTCGCGACCACGACGTGCGACTTGGTCTTGTGACCGGGCGTGCGCTTGGGCTTGTTGACCGCGTTGACTCCGGCGCGCTTCTTCGCAGCCTCGACCTTGGAGCTCGTCGTGCTTTTCTTCTTGGCAGCCATGCTATCCCCTACGAGCTGCGCGGCTGGCTCGCTTGGCCGGCTTAGTGTTTGCGACGACGCCCTTGCCGCGCCGCGAGCCTGCGCGCTTCTTGGCATCCGTAGCCTTCGCCTGCTCCTTCGTCAGCTTCTTCCAAGCTGCGTCGGGAAGGTAGCGAGCGGTGACCGTCTTGCCGCTCTTCGTTTTCCGCTTGGCAGGCTTGCCGTCGCGTGTGCGCCAGTTCTGGCCGGTCCAGTTCTCGAGCGACTTCTGCGACTTCTTCTTAGCCACGATACCCACCCCCGGCGGCTTTGTATCGCTTGGCCAGCATTTGCGCCTTGCGGGCGCTCCACTTGCCGGCGGGGCCGCCCTTGCTGCCAGCCTTGATGCTCTCGAACATGCGCTTGCGCATGGCTGGCTTGGTGTAGTTGCCCGCCTCGTTTACGCGCGACTTGGCTTTCTTCTTGGCAGCCATGCTACCGGCCCACCTTCTTTTGCGCGGCCTTGTGTGCCGCAGTGAAGGTGCTGCCAGACTTCATCAGGCGCGTCATCTCACGCATGTGCTTTGCCGTGTGATGCTTGCCGTGACGCTTCATGGCCGCCTCTTGCCGCTTGGTCAGACTCTTCGCCGCCTTCTTTTTTGCTGCCACAGCTCCTCCTTCGCCCGTCTACGGGCAGTTGACTAGATGATACACGCCATACCAAACCACGCCGCAGAACGCGACCAGGCCCAGCCACACCGCGGTAAACGCGTTGCAGTAGGGCACCTGGCGTGCGCGCTCGCGGCGATTGCTCAACAGTCCGTCCATCAGACGGGCAGCGCCTTCGACATGACCCGGCCCACCGTCTCGGTGACCCAATCGGTGACCGCCTGCACAGCGTTGGCGGCTTCGGCTTGGCTGATGTTGGCAAGCGTCGCCTTGACGATCGCGACCTCGGCGGCCGCGGCCTCGGGGTCAGTCAGCGCGAGCATCGCCACACGACCCGCATCGGACGCCATGGCTGCCAGCATCTCTTGCTTGGCGGGGTCGGTAACAGAAGCCTTCAGCTTGTCGGCCAGGGCTTCTACAGATGCGTTGAGGTCGCTCATTTCTTCTTGGTGTTGGCTTCGATGCGAAGTTTCCAGGTTTCGAGAAGGCGCATGCGCGAAGCCTTGGACGGAGCGTCGAGCTTCTCGTCAGCTTCTACGTAGGCGCGGTATGACGGCGCGATCGCGTCGTAGGTGAGTTGGTCAGCTTGCACGTAGGCATCAGCCACGCTGATTCCTTCGCAGCCGGTAAGCAGCGCCAGAGCTGCCACAGCGCAGAACTTCTTCACTTGGTGTCCTTTGATTTCGGTGTTTCGGTCTTCTTGCTTGGTGGCTTGGGCTCATGCCCTTTGCCGTGTCCGTTTCCGTTCCCGTTCTCCTCGGGGGACGGGCTGCCCTCTGAAATAATACTTCGGAGGTTCGCCATTAACCCTGTGACGAGGAGAGTGAGCAAGGCTGAGGCCACGCTCACGCTGTCCTCTGGGATTGCTCCAAAGCCTAGCATGGCGATGAACCCGCCGATGAGCAGCACCAAGATAGCCGGTGTGGTGAGCGCCAAGTTAGTGCGCGCCTTCTCACTGGCCGACGTGCTGAGCCTTATGCGGGCCAGCTCTAGCTGAATCTCTTCGCGGCGCATGTCGCGCTCGGCTTTCTTCTCAGCTCGTTCGCGCTCGACGATTGCCTTGTATCGCGCTTGAGCCTCTTTGGTCTCTTCGCGCTTCATCCGCAGTGCAGCTCTTTCGTCTTTCACGATGAACGTCTGCTTGTTGCTGTTTTCGGGTGCAAGGTCGTCATTGGTAGCCATGGCTCTCTTGGAGGTTATACATATTCCACATTGATGGCATAGACTTTGTACTCGCTGTTGCTTGTCGACGTGTCCCATCGCTGATGGAACGTCAGGGCCAAGTCTCCGCTATCGGTCTGCGCCACAGCGTTGTTGCCCCAAGTGCCATCGCGGTGCATGCCAAAGATGTTCGAGATACCATCCGACGCTGTGCTGGCAGAACTTACGCGCCACTCGCCGCTCAAGAACTGCGCCCCGGCGGCGCGGTAGCTCAGATCGAGCCGCATGATCCAGATGATCTGATCGGCGTCGTCGGCGATGCTGCCAGCGGCCTCGTGCATGTCCACGCCGCCGAGACGCACAACGTGCCGGAAGTTTTGCGAACTGCCGCTGTTGTTCTTCATCGTGCCATGCGCGTGGACGCGGACAGTGCGCGTTGCCAGCGTACCGCCCGGTACGGTGAACGAGTAGTATTGCGTCAGCGTCGTCGTTGACAGGTT